TTCAGCATAAGTTTTATCTTTTACGAACAAACATTCTTCATCGGTATGCTTTAATACAAGACATTTAATCTCAAAGTTGGACAGTTGGTCCTTATCAATCAGCTCTTTTGTGGTAATAACCTTTCTTACAGGACCAAATAATCCTTCTAGTACCAGTTTATGAGTTTTAGTGCCATCTAATGTACCCGTAAGACCAATCCGGTATTTGGCATTAACACAGGAGGTAAGAATTGTGGTGAGAGATTGTGCTTTGAATAAATGTGCCTCATCACCAATCACATAATCAAACTGTTTGAAGTATTCTGGTGGCATCTTATATAATGATTGCCATGTAGAAATAATTAAATCTTTATCTGAATCTTTTTCTTTACCTTGGTAAATACGGTGAACATTGGTCATTTCACCATCATTATAATCACCAAAGTCGGAGTATAACTGTTCGACCAAAGAAGTGGTTGGAACAATAACTAGTCCTTTTAAATTTTGATATTTGTGTAATTGTTGAAACAGTAGGTAGATGATAAGAGATTTGCCTGATGCCGTTGGTGAAACCAATAACGCTCGCCGTTTTTGCATGGCATGAACAAAGGCATTTAACTGATGTTCTCTTACTTCGATTGATTTGCCATTAGAATGAATGTTTAAATCTTCTGCAAACTTTTTGGCATAATATAATGAAAACTCATCTTCAACATCTACACCACCTTCATATTCAAAAGTGTAATCTCTTTCTTCACAAAACTGCTCTACATAATTTAATAAACCACGATATAGAGTAAAACTTTGAAGATTGAAAAGTCTTATCTTTCCATCCCAAATTCGATTACGATATGCCGGAACAAACTGGTAACCAGGAACAAAAAATGTGAAAAACTCCGATAACTCTCTAGCGATATGTTTCTCGCAAATTATCTTTACATATACTTCATCTTTTTTATGAATAATAAGATTCATTGTTTTACATAATCTACTATTATTATCAATATCACTAATATTAAAATTACCACTAAAGGACTAATTTTGTCCCAAGTGCTCATTGGCGGATTTACAGGATAAAAACAATCATGGTCTGGATCATATTGATATTTTTTACCACCATGTTCTATGTGAGTATCATAATCATTCATTATTGTCCTCCAATGAATTTTTCCCATGATATAAAGTCACGCAATTGCCATGTTCGTTGTTTCAATTCATTCATAATTGATTCAATTACCGAAATGGTTTCTTCATGATATACTTTCTTTTCTAATAGTTTAATCAAATCACTATCAGCCTCTAAGTATGTATTGATGTCGGATTTGAGAGTAAACTGAAAAGGTTCCCAACCATATTCGGCAAGCTCATCTTGTGACATTTTGCCAGTATAGTATTCCCATTTAATCTTACGCATACGCAAGTAATCAAAATGTGCTTTTTTAGAGGCAATCTTGTGTTTGGTGAGAATGCTGAGATATTTGTTGTGGAGTTTTGGAATCTTTAACAGTTCTTTGCCAGGTTCAGTCTGGTCCATATCTGAATCTGATTCCCAATGCTTTAATACTTGTTCTAAGTTTTCCATAATATAATAAAAAAGTTATTCTAAACCTGTATAATATCACATATACATTATGTTGTCAAGCCAATTCAAAATTAAAATAGTCAAACCTAAAGGTGGCATCAGCAGTAATAATCTCATCTGCGGAACTTTTGGTGTCAAACTGAATGTCTGATAAGTCTGTTGGAAAGGTGTTGATAAAATGAACACGAATAATAGGATTATTTAATGCCGAAAGTACAGTCAAAGTAGCATCAGAAAAACCAGCTTTACCTCTAGGACTGTTAGGATTTTGTAAGGAGGTAAGACGGTTTCTTTCTTCTGTGCCCTCTGGTGACGCAATAGAACGGAACCAAGAGTGTATTTCTTGCCATGACTGTAACTTCTCATCCACAGCAAAACTTATGGTGAGTGGCTTATAGGACATCTTATTGCCAGGCGAGTATACATCTATACCTGGAAAGTTCAATGGGGCCTCTCCTAGTGAAACCCCTGGTATATTTACCGATTGGCAGAAGTATTGTACCGTAGGCATCCTATTAAAGACCAGCAAGAATTTTGTTGGCTGTAAATAGTTAGTATTTTGAGGTTGTCTTGTGAGTGCATTCATATGTTTATTTATGAACCAAAAAAAAGACCACCCGAAGGTGGCCTTTGAAATATCACTCTAAGGTGATTTATTTTCTTTTGGATTACATCAAGTTCTTGACGCCAAACAAACGATAGTAAACGTTTGTACGAGCATTCAAGCGTCCAAAACCAGCATCTTGACCTTGAGCAAATGGGTTTGCTACCATGCCGTAACGAGTTTTGAATCCAATCTTTGGTTGGAATGTGAACTGGTCAACTGCACGAACCATTTGTAGAGGAACGTATGGGCAATAGAAAATACCAGCATCGTAAGGTGAAGAACCTTTGTATCCGATGGTGACTAATTCTTGGTTGCTTGTGTATCCGCCAAAATATGGGTCAATGTAAACCTTGATACGACCATGTAACAAACCAGCAAATGTATTGCCTGTATCGTCAACTTGGAGGTCAGCTTGTAGAGCAGGAGTGTAAGAAAGAACACCAGCCATAGCCATTGCAGATGCTACGTCAGATGAAACAATCAATACGTTACCTTTACCCCTACGAGTTTGCTTGGCAATTACGTTAGCGTCACGCTCGATTTGGAAAATCAAACCTTTGAAACGCTCAACAGACCAACGACCGTTTGAATCGGTATCTAAGTCGAAATAACCAGCTTGAGTTGTACCATACTGAGCACCAGCAACAGCACAGGTGTAGATTGTACGGATAACTTCACGGTTGATTTCAGCAAGGATCTCGGTAGACAGAATGTTTGACAATTCTGTTTCAGCATCAAGACCATGAATTGCTTTTAAGTCTTGTGCTAATTCGAGTGAGTACTCAGCTTTCAAGGCACGGGATTGAGCAGTTACAGTAACTTTCTCAATTGTGAATGCCATCTGCTGGAACGGTTGACCAACATCGGAACCTAAAACTTCAGCTTGTGCTGTAGGAATAGGAATACCAGAAGTTGTTGTACCAGAAGTAGGATTCTGAAACTGTGTAGATGTATCAGATGCCAAGTTACCTTGGAAACCGTATGGGTTGTTGGTAGATGTATTACCAGAGAATACTGTGTTAGCCTCGTTGTAGAAAGCTTCAGTATTCGATGTACCAGTTTGAGCATTGTAACGTGCACGCATTGCAAAAATCAAACCTGTAGGACCAGTCATTGGCTGAACACCAGCAACGTCATAAGCGATTAGATTTGGCAAAGCACGGCGTACTAATGAAATCAAGATTGGGTCAAAGTTTTGAACACCACCAGCGATATTGGTAGGACCATTATCGGCTAATTCGTTCAACTGCTGACGGTCTTGAGCCATAGCTTGATGTTGGTTTTCCAAAACAAGAGCTGTAACAGCTTTCTTGTATGGGTCTTTAATGGCTTCGAGTTCTGGATGCTCTAGAACTGGATTCCATTTCTTTTGTAGTTCTTCAGTCATATACATTTGTAGTTTTCCTTATGTTGTATATTTTTGGTATTATTTTACCAGGGTTTGTGAAATGGTTTTTGCATAAAGTTCCATGGAAGGATCAGCAAAAGAGGTTTTCTTAACTTCTTCTTCAATGGTAACTTCATCATCTAAAGCAGATGAATCAGCAACTTTAACTTCTGCCTTGAAATATGATTCTTTCAAAGTGGATAGTTTGTCAGCAAATTCTTCTTCAGTAGTAAATTCTACACCTTCTGCAAGTGCTTTTAATTTTTCTACTTGTGTCTGCGACAGGCCTTCACACGCTGTGTAGATAGCCTCAATTTTTTTCTGTTCGTTTAATTCTTTGGACAATTCGATACCTTTGTTGATTTGCTCATTCAAAGCATCTTCTAATTCTTCCAACTTAGAAGTCATTTCTTCAACAATGTCAACCTTTTCGGCTGGAATATCGATGTAATGTTCGACAAATAAGTTACGCAAACCTTCAATGAATTCTTCCGTAATTTCGGCTTTTAATCCAGTTTCGATTGCGAGTTCGTTGTCATTCATCCACTCCTCAACCATGTAGTTGAGATAGTCATCAACCTTAGCGGCCATTTCTTCTTTAACTTCTTCTAAAGCAACTTCAAATTGCTCCATCAACTCAGCTTGAATTTCTTCAACGATTGGAGTGGCACGAGCAACAACAGCAGCTTCAAAAATTGTGGCAGCTTTGTTTTTGAATTCTTCAGAGAGTTCTTCACCTTGCATCAAGGCATCGATATCTTCGTGGTATGATTGGAATGTGGCGCCTGGATTGGCTTGCATCATTTGTGGTGCCAATTTACCAGCAATACGGTCACGAATAGCTTCGTAACTTGTAGGCTCGCAATGTTCTGCATCCAAATCATTACGACCCATATTGTCTTGTGGACCAGTAGATTTAGAGATACCAACACCGTCTTTCTGTGCGCCTACAGGTGGTGTTGCACCTGGAGGAGTTGCTGATGGAACACCTTTTGTATAATCTGGATTTGCATCCATTTCTTTTCCTGTTACAGCACCAATTGCACCAACATCTTGTTGGCCAGCGACCACGGATGTTGGCAACTTTTGTGGCTTATCTTGGCCACCTGATTTAGATGAAATGTTTGAATCAAACGTTTCTTTGGAACCTTCACCAAGTAAAATGTTGGTAGCGGCGTCTGTTAATTTTCCCATTTTGAAAATCTCCTTGATTTATTGGATATATTTATATTTAAAGTTTTTTCATGAAGTTTTCAAAAATGTGTAGACTTACACGCTCAATATCGGCCTTTGAGGCCTGGCGAACTTGTTGTATCGCTTGAGATTGATCCTGCTCTGTCCATACACCATTGACCAACATCCACTCTTTACCTTCCATGATACCTTGTACAAAAGCACCAGGTGCAGAAGGGTCTGCTACAATATCAGCCGCTGTGGCTAGATAAAAATCGTTTTGAACAACATTAACCCCGTTAACGTTTTTCAATGAACCCATACCTCTAGATGATACACCTAACTGAGCACCACCCTCAATTAATTGACGGGCAATGGTTCCCATTGGTGTATCGAGAACTTTGGCTTTACCGATCCATTGGTTGCCATCTTCTCTCAAACCTTTGATAAGAATCGCCACTCGGTCCAAATTAATGGTTGGAGAGTCAGGATGACCTAATTCACCAAATGCACGGTTCTTATTAATGTATTCTTCTGTATAACGATGAACTTCTTTTTTCATCGTATTGTATTCATACAAGCGGCCGTTCTTATTTTTTCTTTCGGAAACTAAGAATGGACCTTCAATGAATAAAGATTTTTTGCCACTACCAGCGGCTTCTTCAATGTACTCATAACTGATGGTCTCATTTACCTCTTTGATTAGTTTCATAATCCTAATGATCCTCTTCTTTTTAAAGATACTTTTCTTTTTCTAATTGTTTGTTTTAATTTTGCTGCTCTTTTATACTTTGCTGTCCTACTACCTAATTGTCTATTTCTAACTTCCTGGGCCGACATACGAACCATTTTACCACCACGAATTATCCAACCTGGCGCATTAGAAAAGGTTTTATTTCTTTGTACCTTACCGTTTCTTATACGAGTCCTAACAATCTTTTTTCTACCAACCTTACGGGTTTGTACTATACCCTCACACAACAAAAACTCTTTAAAGGTTAACATCTTATGGAGTTACGCCATACGGAGGATAGTTAAACGCAGCTGGATCCTGGAACTGACCAGCACTATAAAATTGACCGTTTTTATGTAACTCAATAATAACTGTGTAAGCTGCATTGGTGGTTGTACCAACCGATTTGAGCGTCACATTGCCTGTAGGTGCAACTGTGTTGTTCGTAATTGCTGGCAACTGGTACTGTGGATTGGTATCAACATTTCCAACACCTAAAGCGTAAATTGTTGCACCGCCACCAGGAGCGCCTTGCCATTTTAACTGTAAGTGACCAACTTCAGCATCAACAGAAGCGATAACTCTTGAAATAGTAAATGCTGAATTGGCAAATCCTGTAGCAACCGTATTGCCTGTCTGATATGGTAAGTTGTTGGCATTTAATGCATATGCCAAAGTTCTAGGATCAATAATAACAGTTTCTAATTCATCAGAATCAATAATACCAACACGCTTAATAACGGTTCTTTTATTTGTATCAATAAGTATTTGTGTGCTATTTGCGATGGCCATTTTTTATCCTATTCTTCGCTTTGTTCAGCTTGTTCTGAATCTACTGTTTCTTCAGCAGATTCTTCCGTTTCAGGAGTAATAAAATTTTGTGCAACAACCTGTTTAGCGGCTTCAATATGGGCAGTTACTTTATCGTGAATTGCTCCATATAATTCGCTTCTAAAATTTACTGCGTCTGCATCCATTGCGTAATCAACGATATTGCGGGTTGAAAATCCTGACATTTTTGTATCTCCTTATACCAATTATATATTTATCAACTATGCTTTTTGTTGGTCTTTTTTGCCTACATCTTTAATAGGCACATCAGCCGGATTGGTTGGTTGTTCTGGTACTCCAGACATCATCATCTGTTGTGCTATATCATTACTGACTGCAACCGGCAATCCAAAACCATCTTTCTTCTCTTGGTTAATCTCTTTGTCCATCATCTCAATCTCATCATCAGATAAACGAAGAACATTGCGTTGAATCCATGACTGCGAGAAGTAACGACCTGTATATGGATCAACAGAACTCAACAACTGTAAACGGTTAGTCATTAATTCAGCTTCTTTAAGTTCAGAGAAATTATTATCTTTAATGAAGTCATAGTAAATATGTTCCTTCATTTCTGCCCATTCTTCAGCAGTACAAATACCTTTTAATACACATTGAACACGGAGTGCTTGTTCAAACAAATCAGAAAACTTGTTGCGCATACGGTCAACAAATTTAGCAAACTTTAGTTCGTCACGGGTAATTTCATTACTACGACCAAGTGAAAAACCATTTAATTCTGGATTTAAACGGGAAACTGGTACATTTAAAGCCTTGTATAGTTTCTTTTCAAAATACTTAACATCTTCTAACTCACCTAGGTTTTGACCACCAGGTAGTGTAGTAATCTCTGTGCCTTTTCCGCCTTCACGGCGTGGCAACCAGAAATCTTCCATCATGGACAAGAATTTACGGTCATCACGGACTTCACCTGTATTGGCATCGTATACAAGTTTGTTTTTGTATTTTACCATAATGTCACGCAGATATTGTTCTGCCTTCAACTTAGGTAAATTGCCTACGTCAATATAGAAAATACGGCGCTCAGGGGCACGACTAATACGGTAAATGACAGTCGCATCTTCAATCATCCTTAACTGATTTAATGGCTTGATTGCTTTGTGTAGATACGACAATACCACGGCACGGCGAGAATCCATGAGACCAGAAACAACTGAGATAATGGAATCTGTGGTAATACGGACACCAACAGGACCAAAGTTGCTAGAAGAACCAGTAGTAACCTTATCGTTGAAGATATAATATTCGTTAACAAGATCCATCACCTCCACGCCAGTGCGCTCATCTTTTCTTTTTTTAATCTCACGCACTTTGCGCAGTTTACGTGGATCAATATAACGGAGTTCTTTAATACCTTCTGTTGGTTTTTCACGGTCAATAATAACATGGTAGAACATTCTACCATCAACATAGTATCTACGGAAAATATCGTGTGCCAAGCTCTTGTAATTTAACATACGAAGAACAGTATTAAACTCAGCACGAATGGCATTTTTAATTTTTTCTGGTTGCTTCAATTCATCCATAATGATTTTGATATTTTTGCCATCATCGTCTTGGCAAATAGCTTCATTAACAATATCATCAATGGCGGCTTCAATTTCTGGCTGCATTGCCATTTCACGGTAACGTGAGATTAATTCAACTTCATTTTTAGCGGTGCCATCTAGGTCAACATATGTTCCATAATAAGCGGCCGATGTAATCGTAAGTGCGCCATCATCATTGGTTGGCGGCGAAAACGACTGTTGGACTCCAGCTTCGTCTTCCGACTTAGCTCGAGCAATTGTAAAACCAAAAAGAGAAAATTTATTTGAGGCTGCCATATTGTTCTAATCCAATTCAAAAAAACATGATGGAGAGGACTAAGCCTCTCCGTAAAATAATTAAGTAGTTGATGGTGCCGATTCCCACCATTGATAGGCAAACGTTGCCGAGTATTCTTCAATGGTATCGTTTGAACCCCAATCTAAATCAATTGGTGCCAAATCTAGTGGGAACAAACCAACAAAGTTGTAAGACTTAACAATATTACCAGTCTTACCGTATTGGTCAACTTTTGCATCAACAGTATAACCTGCTGGACCACCAGCTCCTGGATTACGCACATTGCCTGCATGACTATTTATTGCGTTCATCCAGGACTCAAGTGCGTTACGAATTGTGAAATCTTCATCGTTAATGATTTGTAATGTCCAATCAGTAAAGGTACGATTGCCAGCAAACTTGAGTTCACGACCAAAATAATACAAAGGTACAGTACCTACGGTAGAACCAGGTAACTGTGCCGATTTGGCCATAAATGTTGTTTTCTGTGCAGCTGCTGTACCGTTTTGTGCAACTGTTGGGAAGGATAGAGTTACTTGAAATAGATTGGGACGGGCACCGTCACCAATCATATTCGCTCTAAATTCTGTTACGTTGAATGCCATTCTTTTCTCCTATTCGTTAGTATTTATTAAGCTGCACCAACGATTGTTGTAAAGTTGACGCCAGTTCTTACAGCAACGAAATTCAATTGGATGAAATTAATTGAACGAGCAGGCTTGATGTAAATGTCACCAACAAACTGATTAGAATCAATAACTTGCGGGGTATTATTTGTAGTGTCACAAACAACACGGAAGTCAGTAATACCACGGCGACCTTGAACATCTCGTAAGAACGGAGTTACCATGGCAACAAAGTCTGCTCTGGTAAAATCATCATTGAATTCAAACAAAGAGTACTTAGAGGCAGTTGCAATTGCTTTTTCAAGTACAATAAACAATCTGCGTACATTAATACGGTCAAACGCTGATGGTTTGGCTTGTAGTGTTTTATCTCCGTAAAGAACTGTTCCTTGACCTGGTAAAGAAACAACAGAATTAATGCCTAAAGAATACAATGTATCTCTATCTGTTTGTTTTGGATTCCATGCCAAACGAACAACATTCTTTAATGCGCCACGATTTAAACCAGCAGGTGAGAACCATGGATCTGTAACTGAATCGGTATATACACATAAACCAGCAATATCAGCATTTAGCGGAACATACTGGTAAGTATTACTGTACTTGTTGAACATATACTTCCAACCAGTATCAGCAACAGCATAAGATGTTGTACGATTTAAACCATTATACCAAGTAGTAATATTGGTTGTTTCAGAACCACTTTGATTTATCACAGCTGAAGATGGCGGTGAAATAAATGCTACACAGTCTTTACGAGTATTAACGATGCTATCGATAACATATTGTTGTACTGTATTGCTTGCATCACCAGTAATTACTAGTGAGATATCCACATCATCTGGACTTTGAAATTTTGAAAATGCTGTAATTGTGTTTGCAGTACTTGGGTCTTGGTCAATACCGCCAGACAGTATTGAAGTTGACCTGGTAGCTAATGTTGCAAAAACAAAATTGTTAGATGCTGGTCTATTCCAAGTAGAATTTGTCGTGGCATAACCAGGAGTATCCATTGCATAAATGTATTTGGATTGGTTATAAATTACTTGTTTGTACCAATTTGAATTTCCTAAAGAATCGGTCACATTTGTAGCTTTTGATAGGTATGGGTATGTTTCTAATACTGTACCTTTTGTGCCAGAAAATGCACCACCTATGTCAACAACAGCAACGTGAATTTCATCATTGGCTGCACCATAAGCCGCAGCTTGTGCAGATGTACCTGGAGCACCGTTAAAGAAACTAGCAACACCATAACCATTGACGTTCCAACTAGCTGAATATGTATTGGCGTCTACAACAGAAACGGCTAAAGAATTACCATAAGTACCAATGAATCTTGCAGCGAAAGCGCCATAAACGTTTCCTTGGTCTGAATTAAAACCAAAATCGGTATATACTTCAGGATTACTAATTTGAATATATGAACCAGTTGCAGTAGCATTAGTAGCTCCAACATTAATAGCACGAACAATTTTTAAATTATTACCGTAAGCTAAAAAAGAAGCGGCTGTTAAAAAACTAGTTGTTGTGTTGGTGGTTGGGCTTGGATTTGGTTTACCAAAACGATTGACTAAATCAACCTCATCGGTAACTGTAACAATTTGGTTTGCTGGACCCCATGCAAAGTTTCCAGCGAATGCACCGGCAGTAGTTAGTATTGAAGGAACAACCGTGGTTTGGTCGACTTCAGATACGGATACGCCTGGAGAGATTTGGATTGCCATTTATTATCTCCTTGATATATGATTTATTGGCACTTACGATACTATAATGATATTTATGATAGGCCGTATTTAGAGATTACCTACTCATTTCTTTAAAAAAACCAGCATACGTTTCTCCTGAATCCGCTTTTTCCCATACATCTCCACCTTCCAATATAAATTCATTTTCTAATCCGTTCTCAATAACCGGTGCAGGTAGAGTTTCTTCGTCATACTGGTTCATATTTTCAAGTTGAAGTTGCTTACGAACATCATGAGCAACAATCTCTCTAAAAAGAACTTGTGTGGTTGCCCAAGCAAAAGTGACCAGTCCCATAACCATATCATCATTGGCGTCACTCTCGGCTGCAAAAGAAGTCTTGCTTGCCACAAAAGTAGTCAATTCTGAAATGGTATCAAAATCGTTAATAACTAATTTATTACCTTCAACTAATGTCTTTAGGTTAGAACAACCAATTCGTTTAACCTGAGTAGACATCTTTAAACCCAACTGAATACCTCTGGCAAAACCAGCCGATAATTGTTGTGGTTTTTTGTTACCTGTAAATACTTTAAATAGATTTTCATACTCTAAGTCTTGATGGAGAATATCAGCAATCTGTGGAGTGTTGTTAATTTCAACCAAAACATAAGCATCATTATACATTCTAGCCGCATTATAAATTACGGTTGGAAATAACAAGGTCGAAATAGAAGAACTCTTGTATGTGGCAACCTGTTCATACGGCATGGTTGTCATATCAATTATTGAGAAGGTTGATGAATCTAATCCTTTACCTTCTGAAACATCTACAAACATACCGTAAATGTGGGGTTTATCGTCTTTAACCGGAGGTTTATAAATTTTAACCTTATCGTGTTCTGCAATTGCTTCTTGGTAGACTAACTGTTGTAATTTTTGTGCCGAGATTAAAGTATTGGAAGAACCTAAAAACTCGGTTTCAAACTCCTGACGGAACTGATGTTCAGAAGTATTTTTAATAGTTTCTTCTTTCCAGTTTTCATCACGACCTGGTACCATAGACCAATGAATTTCAAATGGAACATAATTGTTTTTATTGTTGACTGCATCTGTCCAAAGTTTGTAGAACAGATTCATACCATTTGGTGTAGATACAATAATAATCTTTGTTTTAGTACCAGCAGTAATAACTGGATAAACTGAGGTAATAAAGTCGTAGGCAATATTGGATGGTACGAAAGCAAACTCGTCTAAGAATACAATGTTAAACGAACCAGAACGAGCTGCTGAACCTGATGTTGAAGAAGCAATAATTACAGAACCGTTTTCTAATTCAATACGACCTTTGTTCCACTCCACAACACCTTGTTGCATCCAAATTGGCAGATTCTCATATGCCAACTGAAGTTTACCAAGAATGGCTCGAGCAGTTTCACCACGGTTGGCAAGAACAGCAATCGATTGAGAATCTTTAAACAGAACTGTCCAAAGTAAATAGGCAACAGCAGTAGTAGTTTTACCAACCTGACGAGGACATTTAACAATACTAAAACGATTATCGTGAAAGGTACTAATCATATCTTTCTGAAAATCGTACATATTAAAAGGCACTAGACCTTCATCTAGTGTAATAATATTCATGTACTTGGTAAAGTAAATAGGATCTTGAGCGCATTTGACATACTCATCAAACTGCTCTTTTGTGTATTCTACTTTGACACCTACCCGTTTCAGTAGGGGGTTGTCACGATACGACTCTTTACTTGTGCCCATTGTCTTTGAGTAACTTGCCTAAGTCAGCAGTTGAACCGACAAAAATGGCTTTGTCAATTGTGGTATTATTAGTTTCTTTTTTGGTGTTGTCCATCTCACGCATTTGTTTTTGAATTGATAACAATTCTTTGTTGGCATCTACCATATTTTTAAGTATGCCTCCGTAGACTTCAAATGCTCGAGGGTGTTGGCCTGCTTTGGCAATCTCCAAAATCTCATGCATGGCTTCCTGGCCTTGGTCAATAATACCTTGAAGATTTTCCCGTGATTGTTGGTAAGCATCCGCTAAATCGGATTCAATATCAGGTTTATTATATTTGGCAGACACCGTTGGAAGTTTTTCTTTCTTAACTTCTTCAATAGGTGTTACATCAAATATATCAGATAAGTTTTTATTCAATTCGTTCATATTGTTATATAGGTTTGATACTAATAATTATAATGCTGCAATTGCAGATTGAAACGCAGCATATGTTGCAGCATTTGCTGTTATAGATTTTAACTGTGATACTGTAATTGCATTAGCATTAGCAGTATTAGCTTTATCGTAAGCACCTTGGCTAAATCCAGTTAAGAATAATATGTTGGCATTAGCCGCTGTAACTCCAGCTAAAGCAATTGCCGTATTTGTGTTGGTTGATACAAGGCCAGCCGCCACAATATTAGCAACAATAGCAGTACTATTAGCCACAATTCTGGCTACGTTGTCAATTTGTGAATCTGAAACAATCGTGTTAGCATAATTAAATGCCGCTTGTGCTAAAGAATTGGCCGAATTAGCTTTATTAAAAGCCGCTTGAGAAAATGGAGTGGTTCTAGCAAATGCTTCTGTGGCAAGTCTTGTACCGCCTGCAGTTGTGCCATCGTGTACAGTAACGGTGTCGTTGGTGGTATCAACAATAAGTTCTCCCACTGCACCAGTAACACTTAAAAGTGCTGTATTTGAATATCGTTTAAATTGTAATGTTCTGGACATTTTAAGCCTTTAGTTAAAGTCTGTTTTGTTTTCTGTTTGAGTTAATAAATCATCTACACCAACTTCAGTCATTAAATCACCAGCAAATGTTGTTGATGTAGTAATGATGGATTGTATATTTGGAGTTTCATTAATTACGGTGGTATATGTATATAATGAATTGGCGTTAGCATCTGTTGGGTTCGGCACAATAATAATTTGTGCTTGTACATTAGCCTTAGTTTGATAAGATGAAAACATATAGTTGGCATTAGTAACAGTACCAATAATAGGTAATGATGAAACAAAATTGCCGTTAATGTTTGTTAATTTTAATATTTTACCTACGCCATCCCAAAGAGATACTCTAGCCGTTGCTGTTGAAGTGCCTAAAGAATAACCTTGATACACATTTTCACCTTGTTGATATTGACCTAGACCTGTTGTTGCATTAAAATCAATCGTATCGGTTGGCGTTATCATTGGTAAGAAATTTGTAATCGAAGCATAAATTTGTTTTGCTGCCGATGTTTGACCATAAACAAAACCTTTGACAGTAAAGTTTAATGTCCAAATAACCATTCTTGTTTCAGAAAATCTATCACCTTGATATATCACTTCAGAACTTGTAGTATTTAAAATAACTGGTATTTCTTTAATGATACCCATCTCAGGAACTAAATTTAATTTAATGGTGTAGTCTGGCGTGAAATAAGGAAGAATGTGTTCAATAATTTGAGTACCATCTTCAATGTTACGAACATAAAGATATAAACTAAAATCAAAATTATATGGTACAGGATTGTATTGTGATTTTACTATACCGCCACTAGTGACCGCAGCATTTTTAATATTAGTATTTTGTTTTCTTGTGGCATCATATTGAAGTCCATTCATTTCGAATGACATACGAGGTAAAGTTGTTGAAACTTTTTTATCTAAATTTGGATCACTTTCAAGTCTTTGTACATACATTTCTTTTGCTGCATAAGCAATAGGCACAATAAATCTTTCTGCCTCAGAATTATCTCCGTTATAACGAACCAAAGTAATATCTTTAAATAGATTACCAAAACCTACTACAAGTTTACGAATGATTCGATTATATGATGTATTTGCCATTAAATGTTACCAAAAGGATTTGTTTCAGAGAAATCAATTACAGATATGGCTGAATTAGCAATATATTCATTATCATAAACTTCTCTATATGATGGATCTTTTAATGGATCAAACTGAATTAAAGGTCCAAAAGCTCCGCTTGTTTGGCCAATAATTGACTGACCATTAATAAATTCACCGGCAATGTTGGATATAGACAAAGTATTGGAAGAAGGAATCCAGGTTTGAACAGTACCAAGGCTAGTAGCGTTTGCATAAGTTGAATCGGGTGACTGGAATACAATTTCGTTGATTGCATATAATCCTGTTACGGTGCCAAGGTTTAAATGAAGTTGATAAGCCGATTCATATACAACATCATCAATGTCTGCCACGCCACTTGCAATAACTTCTTGTGAGTACTTGAATTTCTCCATTCTGAGCTCATAGAAATATGGTTGCCTTCTACCAAGCATATGAAAATCTTTTGCTTGTTCAGTAAATGTTATTTCATATAATTCACCAGTACCGTTTAAGAAAGGTACATAAATTAAATCACCTTCTCTTGGCCGTGTGAATGTATTTTGTGGCACCCTTTGTGCAAAAGAATTTTTTGAACAAATAACATTTACAACATCTTTAATTTCCAAACCAAATTTAGAAAAAATCTCTTGTTGGCCTTGGTAATCCAAATGATCCGAAAGATAAAACTCCAGAGGAAATGCTGAAGTAAACATACGCAATGGATCTTCACCATATAATAAATCTCTAGCACCATCATTATCATTTGGTAAATAATAGGCATCAAATCCCATTATCTTAATGGATTCGATAATTAAATCTTCAATGACCCTTTGTTCATTGAGTGCACCGTAATTATTAAAGTATTGAGATACGGCCATATTAGTTTAAGAAGAATTCCAACGGCGCACCGTAATTATTCTCCATTTCCTTTTCAAGTCTTTCGATTTCAGCGGAGGCTTCTTGAAAAATTTGGTCACCATTTAAAGTCACGCCACCTGGTAATTGAAGTCCGTTAAACTTTTTAAGGTTATTTCCCCAAGTTCTTTTAATTAATGCCGTTGCATATTCTTTTAACCAACGGTCATTCCATATCATATTATACACCTCAGGATTAATTGCCGCATAACATTCGGCAACAACAATTGTACCCGCTGGCGCTTCTTGGTTACCCCAATTCCAATCAATATACAACCTTTGCATATGTCTTTGGTAACGAATAGGAACTTCTCCAGTAAACATAATTTCTAGAGAGCGTAAGTGCTGTTGAGTTAAGGTATAATTGATGTACGATGCGGAGGTGAAATCGTAGAGTTCGTTTAAGCGTAATTGATATCTAAGGTCGAACATATTGATAGTTGCCTGAGAATCCGAAATTGGAAATATACGAGAAATACCAACAATCTCCAACGAGTTATCTTGCGCATCTCGAACATCACTTAAATCTAAAAACCTTTTATCAATATCACCCCATTGAAAAGCAGAAACGGTAACATTAGTGGTCTGAAAATTACCATTTGCTTCATAATAATTTAATTTTTCACCAACAATAAATGATTTTTGTCCACAACTAACATTGATAATAGAATTGTTTTGTGTGGCTGTAACGGTAGCAGTCGCACCAGATGTGTTACCTACAATTTGACGAGTGGAATTAATCCATGTATTTACATTAGCGGATGTGGTTAAAATTGAACCGGTCAACATTCTAATATAATAGACTTTTTGTAGTCCATCAAAATGGTAATCTTGCCAGTATTGTAAAGCGTCATCGACACGGTCATTCACCTGGTCATCATCCACGTTAATATCGATGACAGGAAAGCCTAGTCTACGCTTACAATAGGTTGTAAAGTCAGCTCTATTAGTAATTGTGGCCATTGAAAACTCCTATAATGTAGGTATTTATCTGCCACCAATCCAAGATATATACATATGTGTGGCTTGACATACACCAATAATTATTGTAAAATTAACCTTATTTTTTAACTGAAAATACTATGAAACAAGATTATAAAGTAGTTCGTAATGTATTGAGTCCTGACACCTTGGACTTACTCAAAAACACCATATTGATGACCCGAACGGTTGAACACTATGATAAAGGTGTATCTATGGATAACAAAACCAATTTTGGTGACGAGCAAAGTCCAATCGGTTATCCATTCTACGGTCAAGTTATCTGTGATTCACTTGCCGTTTCTTTGTTACCCCTCATGGAACAAGAGACCGGTCTAGAACTTTATCCAACATATACCTATGGTAGAATCTATTGGAAAGGTTCTACACTAGCCAAACATAAAGACCGACCAAGTTGCCAATACAGTACCACACTTTGTATTGATATTGACGAAAAATCCAAACCATGGCCAATCTTCATGGGTGGTAAAAAGATTCTACTTAACGCCGGTGACATGGCAATATATAAAGGTTGTGAGATAGAACATTGGCGGGAACCTTATGAAGGTAACCAACAGATTCAATTGTTTTTGCATTATGTGGATGCCAAT